AATAAAATCGCAAATAATGCAATTGCATATACGACACTTAGCGGGGCGGTGCTTTCCGTCAGCTAAACAAAGAGAGAAAATTTAAAAACTGGCTTCTCTCTTTACTTACAGGACCTTATAAATTCTTTTTTTTTAAAATAGGATTATTTCGACCATAAAACCACTATAAACCAGCTATTTATAACGCTTCCAAATTAATAAAAAGCAACAAAAAAGCACATCTTTTTGTCGTATATATACGACTTTTTTTGTATCTTTATGATACAATCATAAGGAGGTAAAATTTTATGATTGCCATACAAGCCAAGAAAAGAATAAAAAAAAACTCCCCAAGGTTCGAGCAAGGGGAGCAGTACAAACCACTAAAAATTATCACCATGACATTTACAGCAGTTCAAAACAAATCTACAAAAACAAGCCAACAAGTACAAGAAATACTTTTTAAAAACGGCTACTCTCATCTATTTAATTATAATGACTATTTGTTTTTTAAGAAGCAGTGTAAAAACGAATTTAACCCAGCGTTAAGCATTGCGCAAATGTTTATTGATTATCACGATGTACCATCGGATTATGCAGAATATAACCAATTTTAAAAGCACTTATAAACTTTAAAAAACAAATTATGTTATTACCACAAATTAAACTTTCTGTAAAATTTTCGGATGAAGTAAAACAAAGCGATTTACAAAAAATTACTTCTTCTTATGATGCTTATAACGTTTTACAAAAATGCTTTGATGAAGATACTTTTTTAATTCAAGAACAATTTATTGTATTGCTTTTAAACAACTCTAATAAAGTTATAGGCTTTTACCCACTTAGCAATGGAGGTTTAACAAGTACCGTTGTAGATATAAGACTAATTTTTGCAACAGCAATAAAATCACTTGCAACCAGTATAATTTTAGCACATAACCACCCAAGCGGACAAACCCAACCAAGTGAAGCAGATAAGCAAATCACGCAAAAAATAAAAAAAGCCGGTGAAGTGTTAGACATCAAACTTTTAGACCATTTAATATTAACCGCTGAAACATATACTTCTTTTGCTGATGAATGCCTTCTATAAAAACTTTAAAAAAGGCTTTGAAAATTTAGCCTTCAAACATGGATATTATCAAGTTTTTGAAAATTTTCTAGATTGTGCAATTAATAGTTTTTCTTTCAATTACTCTCCTGAAACAATGGAGAGTATTCGAAAGAGATACAACGAAGAAGAACGCCATATTTTTGGACAACTTATTTTTGATTGGATAAAGTGCCAAAATGAAGAGATAAAAACAGAAAATTGTTGGTTTGATTTTTTCGGGCATTTCTACGAGGAAAACGCCATTTCAAAACAAAAAGGATTTGCACAATATTTTACACCGCCAACCATTTGCGATTTTATGGTGAAAATTTTGGACCCAACAGAAAAGGAAAGCATCGCAGAACCTGCTTGCGGAAGTGGTCGTTTTAATTTAGCCGTACACGCTCAAAACCCTAAATTATTTCATCATGCGAATGATTTAGATTTTACTTGCGTTAAAATGGCAGCTTTAAATTTTATGGTTCACGGCATTAAGGGCGTTGTAACTTGTGAAGATACTTTAAATATACCAGGCGCAACCTTCCGAAGTGCTTTTATTGTTAATGATACGATTGCTCCATATTTGCACTATACAGAAAATTACACCTTCACAAATAACTATCTAAGAAGCAAAATAAACCCAAACAGCAAAAGCATCCAACAGATTGAAGAAGTAAAAAAAATATTAGATTCAAAACCCTTGCAAGATGTAATTATTGAAAAATTAGCGGGAGAAATACCACCTAAAGAAATTTTAAACGAACTTGGACAACTTTCTTTATTCTAAAACAAAACGCCCAAAATGGGCGTTTTCTATTTTAAAAAAATTTTCGTGCTGCGCGCGTACTAATGTCAAATTAATGAGAAGAAGGATCACTAAATGAGCTTCTCCTTTTTCCACTCATTAATTTCATAAACGCAGGTCGACAAACCAAGTATTTAAAAGCATCTGAAAAGTTTGTTGAGAACATTGGTCGCATTGGCATTGGCAACTTTTCTGATGATTTGTCTTTATGGATGGTTTTCGAACCGCTTTTGTCTGATTTAATTTTTGTTTTTGACAATTCTAAAGAGGATTTCAAGCATTTGCATTGGAATTGATCAATTCTAATTTTCGGCAATTTTGCTTCGTATTCTCCTAATATATTATTTACAGCTTTGAATTCTTGCTCATGCAAAATAGTTGCTTGATTTCTATTCATCAAGTTTACTTTCCAACCAGTTCGTGAAACTCCATTTTCGTCTTTATCTTCTATAAAATCGGCAAACTCTTGTACCCAATCTCGTTTGATTTGTTGGTATTGATTCCCAGAACGGTCATAATACAAATCAAGAATTTTCATTTTATGATGCTTAAAGAAATCCACAAACTTCATTGCTAATTCTTTCGAGTTTTCAGGAGGTAACGTGTAAAATTCTTTCAGTAAATACAAATATTCTCCACGCTGTTGCCCTATTACTAACGACATCATATCACCGAAATCCATTCCAGCTTCTAATTTTTCATTGTGATTGATGTATTTTAATGCGAGAGAAGATTCTTGAATTTCATGAGCATCAGTCAATAACACATTATCGTAATAACCAGGAAGAATTCCATCGTGAAAGAAATGATGTTCACCCAAATGCGTGTAAAACTTCTCCCCTTTTTTGATGTTGATCTTAAATGATAAAATGGCCGACTTAAACTCTTCAATTCCCAACGCTTTGAATGAATCTGTAAAATATCCTTCCGTTAAAATATCTGCATTAACAAAGGTTGACACTACATAGAAAAACGTTAAATCTTTTCTTGCTTTTACCCATCGCTCAGTCCAACGCGCTAAAGTAACTTTTAGCTTTTCAATTGCCTTACCATCATTTATTTGTTTAGCTGCTACAATCTCCTGACGAATTTCATTCAACACCAAAGCTACTTGTAAAGCCAATTTCGCTTGTTCTGGATTGTAATGTTTTTCATTCTGCAAAATCCAATCATCATCTCCTTCTAAAATATTCGGCATATCGGTAGTAGCTGTTTGACCTCGATAAAAAACCGAATGGCCAAACGTAGCATACTCTCCACGAATCGCAGGCGTTAATTTCTTTAGTTTATCAAACTTTAATAAACGTGCTTCATCACAATAAATGTGCTGATAGGATCCACCGGCTAAACCTGAAGGTTGATCTAACGAACCTAAGTTAAAAAAACATCCATTATAAATAGAAATCGTATGCTTATAGGTTTCAACTGGCTTATATGGCGTTTTAAAATGTGAAGGTGGTCTTTCATCGGTAACGTAATGAATCCCACGTTTCCAACCTTGTCGCTCCCAACCTTCCAACAATGCAGGAACTACATTTCGCAGCGCATTCATATACGTATCAGAAACCATCACTTGCATACTTCTCGGCATATCTACGCAAACTCGTTGCGAACGCTTGGCAAATATATCTCCAGTTTTAGCCGTAGCACGACCCGCAACTAAATATAAATTTTTAGGGGCTATTAAATCTACAACAGCCGATATCCAATTGCTATATCGTGCTTCTACATCTTTATCGTCAAGACTTACGTGGGTCCTCCTGCTCATCTGGGAATACTTTTAAAGGTAATGCTTGCGCTTCTTGTTTAATTCTTATACGTTCTTTTTCTGTTAATTCTGGAAGTTCATCAATAATCTTCGCTAATGTTTGTCTGTTGGCCTTCGGTAAACCTAAATCTTCAGGATCTAATGAATACACTACAACAGGAGCTTTGAATAACTCTTCTGGTAAAGTGTCCTTGTCTTCCACGTGAACTTCTCGCATTTCACCTACATCTTTCAGCATTTGCACCACTTTTCGTGCATCATCCACCGTACGAGCAATTTGCATGGAAAAATTAATCATCTTATCCATTTTATCGGCATAGACATTTTTCCAAGCTGATTTGGAAACACGCTGTGATACATAGAAATACTCAATCGTTTCATCGTAAACTTGACTCGCTTTGTATCGGCTTAATCCATCAGCAACCATCAAATGTTTAACTACAACATCTTTACTTCCGTATTGGTCAATGCGAATAATCATTCCACGAACCTTATCCAACAATTCTAAATATCGTACAATATGTTCGGGAGCATTTTTAGGATTACCACGCTCCATAAAATCGTAAATATCTTGGATATCTACTTGATCAATAGTCATCGCCATACAACACGTTGTTTAAAATGTTTTTTGCTTCTTCTTCTTTGGCTTCTTTCAAGAAAATTTGAGCTGCAGTAATGTTTCCACTTTCTGCATTTTCTTTTTGCTTATTGTTTATCGCAAAAGACGAAACCAATTTGCCACGATCGTAAGAAGTACGAACCAAACTATCGGGATTTCTCCATTCTTTGAGAAATTCTTTTTTATCCATATCCAAATAAAGCGCAATTTTCTCTGGAGAATAATTGCATCCTGACAACTGCTCAATCGTTGTCAATTCTTCATCGGAAAATATTAGTTTACTCATACGTTTTTACTTTACTTTCAGTGAATAACTTTTTACGGAAATCAAACAATCCGTAACTATTTGCAAACAAATACTGCTCATAATGGGCATTATCGCTCCAATTTCCTGAACCTTCCACGCAATACCAATTATCATGTGTTTGCATTAAACAAACTTTAGCGTGGCTCCAAGCGTACAAAACTTTCATATTTGGGCGACTCTTAGCCATAGCCATTAAATTATCAATCGTAACAGGATTACGCTTGATCATACTTTCCGAAATGAACAAGGTCATTTGTTCAATGATTCCATTATCGTGCAATTCTATTAATGAATCGATCACTCTTCGGGAAATACTATAAGTTGACGCAAACAATTCTTTAATCGGCTCACGTTTTGCGATTAAAAGCAAAAAATCAAAAGCATTGAATGAACTTTCAGATTGCAGGAAGAAAAACTCTTCTTTCGTTGGCACACGAAACAAATCATCCTCTAGTTTTGAAACTTTTTGAAAATGACTCGCCAAATATTTACTCACCCATTGCTCATGCTTTGATTTAGACAGAGGGACATCATTGTCCCCCTGTGTTTTTGAAGGCAAGTCAAAATACTTGTTAGCCATTAGGAAAGATTTAATTGTAAGTTTACGTGCTTTAATAGCAATTCTCGTTCTGCAATTCGATTTTCGATAAGTTCTTTACGCTCTTCAGTTAAGTTCTCTTTTTCCAACTCTTTACGCTGTTTTGTAAGGTATGAAGCAGCGTTTTTTTGTTCTTGAACAAGCTCAGCAACACTCATGTTTTTTACTTTTTGAGCTATTGCATAATTCTTTAGCACCTCGTGTTCTCCAAGAATTGCATTGTTTTCTTTGTAATGTTCTAATTCTTTGTACAACGATTGATTGTTGCGAAATTCGGCTTCGCAGTCAGCAGTAATGCGCAGATTTTCTTCTTCAGAAATTTCCAATTCTCCAGAAGCGATTTGATCTACTTGTTTTTTTAAATCCTGATAGCGTTTCCAAGAAGCCACCACTTGACCAGAAACAATTAATAATTCGTTTGGACAATCTTTATCCTTTAAAAATGGAAAAATATCGTGTAATGAATTCTTTTCGTTAGATTCCTCTCGGTTAATATTTAATATCTCTTCATCAATTTTTTGTTTTTCTGATTTCAGAACTTCGATTTTCTTATCTACTACTTCATGAAGCGTAGTTTTTTTGGAACGAATTTCAACTTCAGAAATGTTGTACAACTTTTTTAAATCGTACAGAATGTTATTGATATTAGAAGGCGTTGCGCCTAATACATTATAGGAACGAACTTGCGCGAATTGAACACCAGGGGCTTTTTGTAAAAACAAAAATGCCTGATTAAATTGATCTTCTTTCTTTGAAGGAAGATTACGCAAAAATTGTAAAACTTGATTTCTCATAATAACAGATTTTATCTCAATAAAACCCAAAAATAAACCTAGGCAATTGCCTAGGTTGTGACATGAAACTTTTAAAAAAACTATATCTGCCCAACAGCTACTAATGCAAATCGTTCATAGTCTTTAACATACACGAATCTATATGTTTTCCCTTGTGATCCTTGGTACATTGAAGTAAATTGACCAACATGATCAATTAAATCTCCGTATATATTAAATAAACCCGGACCATCACCTCCGTACGTATGAATCATAATCAACTCTGATCCATCTTGTAAAGTAGGATCAATTTCGACAGTTAATGGTCCTACAAACGAAGCTGACAAATATACTATAGTTTTAGATGCATTGCAGTTCAGATAGTCGTTGTTAACCAAATCACCAGGTAAATACATCTTAACTGTAGTATCAATTGTAGGTGGATTAATATTAGGTAAGTTAATTATACCATTATCATTTGCATAATAAGTACTTCCACCCATTGTAGCACCTACTGTTAATGTTCTTTGCGTACTTCCTGTTGTAGGTAGTTTAGACCTGCTTACTCCATTTGAGGGCAATAGCTCAGAACTGTTTCCATCAGCAGTAAATCTTAATCTTTGGTAGCTAAAGTAACATCCATAATCTTGAAACGGATTAACACCTATTGCTTGTTCATCTTCAATGTAACTGAATTCTTGCTCTGAATCTGTAAAAAACGAAAATCCATTACCATTCCAATTTAGAGAACCATAATTTGCATGAATTGAAAAAGGTTGATCATCTGGGTTTACGTTGTGTACTCCTTTTCTAATCACACCGTCTGCTAACGTTTTAGTTGACCACACTCTGTTAGTAGCATTAGTACCTTCTTGTAGTAATGCTAATGTTCCTGCACTATATGTTGTATTAGTTGGTGTCACCCAAGTACCATCTTCACGTAGATATTTAGTTGCAACTGAACCTACTCTAGGAGGAACTAATCCAGCACCTGATGTCGAGAATATAGGGATATCTACATTTTTATTACTAATAGGGATATCAACACCATTCCTTGATATAGATGTGATAGCATCATTAAATGCAGGTAAAGTTGCTCTAGTCACTGTTAATCCATTAGTATTCTGAACTATATTCGCAATATAATCTCCTGAACCAGAATATGTAATAGGTAAACTAAATGTAGTACCAGATAATGTTAACCCACTACCAGCTGAATATGTAGTATTAGGAGGTGTTCCTAAATTAACTTGGAATCCATTAGTTGTTTGAGTAATTCCTGTTATAAAGGTTCCTGTACCATTTGTTGTAATAGTTTGGCCAAAGGTAGTCCCTGATAAACTCAACCCAGTACCCGCAGAGTAAGTAGTATTCGTGTCAGTAGCACTTATCGTGAAATTGCTACCACTTTGAGAAATAGTTACGTTACTACCAGGTAATAAGGTTAAATCACCACTTGTATAAGTTCCTGATGTCGTACCCCTCAATCTCGTTATCGTGTCTGTCGTAGGCAAAGCATTCCACTCTGTTATCGAAGGTAACTTATGTGTACTAGCAATTCCAACACTGAAACTACTGTTCCCAGATTGATTTGCTGAGAACGATCCCGAGCCTGTTAAGCCTGATCCCGTCGATAACGTCAATGTCCCATTGTTCACAGTTGGTATGGATATATCTCCGATTTGCTGCGTTACCCAATCTTCAGTAGCAATTATCCTCCAATCACTCATTGTAGTAAAACCTGTGCCTGTACTTAAATACAACTTATCACTACTGCCATGAGATTTAAATAAAGCAAATGATCCTTCTAAAGTATTTCCTCCACTGTGCAGAGAATTTCTTTGAAATAAAATCCCACCGCCCAACTGAGCGGGTACACCAGTAGCACCGTACGTTGTTCTGAATACTTTTAAACCTTGCCCTTGAGTAATGTTTGCTTCCTCATTGAAAAAATCTAAAATATTATAATTTACTCCAGCAGTAGTTAAACTATCTAATTTTACAGAATTTCCGTTTGATATTGAAATTTCACCTTTTTTAATTCCAAGAGATAAGTTTTGGATTGCGTCTGATGTAATCAAACTATTAACTTGCCCTAAGTTAACTGCGTGACCATCTAACGTAGCACTTGGTACAATTGGGCTACTTGTAAATGTCTTAGTATTATTTATCGTAGTGATCCCATTAATTGGTACGTAATTAGCCAACTGAGAATTTAGATCAGAGATCGTTACGTATTGAGCA